ACCATATCACTATCAGAAATTTTCTGGATCTGTACCAGTATCTCCGGATTTTTCTTTAATGCCGCTATTCTCCCCACTGTCACCGTTCTCAACCTCCCTTACATTCGGATCATGGTATTTTCCTACAGTTGCGATTGCCATAATAAAACACCCTGTCATATTCCCCACAAGCCATCCGAAAACAAACATAATCAACCTGTCTACCATACGCTACCTCCCTATGAAAAGAGGAGAGCCCCCGCTCTCCCCCGTCTGTTATTCTTCCTTTACCAGATCATCAAAGATCACCGGGATCCGCTTTTTACATTCCTCCAGCAAAGGTAACGCTACCTCTACCATCTGAGGATGAGGCTTTCCGGTAGTCCCCAAGGCTCTCAGCTTAAAGAAATGTCTCCACTCCCTGAGGTTCGCTGTCATAACTACCTCAGTCTTGAGGCTGTTAGGCAATACCGCTCTTGCCTCCTGAGGCGTTGCTCCGTCCTCAATCAGTTTCATATACGCCTCCTCAGCCTCAGCACACACCAGAGCCCAGTTATGATACCTCCACGGCTTTTCCTCTCTTTCCTCCCGGAGATAAAACGGCTCTATAACCGTGATTTCATCCGCTTTGCCATAATTACAGTACCGTGTACTCTCCTGAGCAAAAGAGGCTACTCTGTGACGTACAAGCTCATGGGAAACTCCTCTATCCACGATAAACTTGACACTGAAAGAGAAGTGCTCCAGCATTGCCTCATGTCCACTCTTAATCAGGGCTCTTACCATTCTCTCAGCGGATCCGTCTGTAATTTTGTCCTCACTTTTATAGCACGTTCTGGCTACTCTCTCGATCTTCCGGAGGATTGCTCCCCCGTCCAGATCGTCCATAATCTCAAACCCGGCTTTTACTACTCTCATCTGATACCTCCTCTAAACTCACTGTACAAAGTAATTACAATGCTATTCTGAGTACCATTCAGCTCCTCAAGAGTTAACTCCAGCCTGTCTACTACTTCCATGCTGAGTACCCTCGGGTAACAATCAGAGTAATAATCCAGCTTAGAGAGGATATACACCTTTCCCCCAGCCTTATACTTGCGTCCCAGAATACCATGAGTAACTCTGGATACATCCGAATTACAGCCGCCGTATTTCTGTCTAAATTGCTCAACTGTCATTCCAGCCAGCTCCTCTAAAGAATCCAGCCGCTTTTCCTCCTCCGGCTCTCCCAGTCTCTTTAACAGATCCTTGATATACCAGATAGCCTTTTTGAGATCCTCTACCCCGTTCTTTTTCTTCCATCTCCAGAGGTACTTGATAGCATTTGCTGTATCTGCCGCCTCAATGCCCTCTAAGCCTTTTACAGCACTCTCAATAGCCTCAATGCACTCTACTTTCCCCTCATAATGAGAGGGATGATTTACCACATCTTTTCCCACTGTGTTATCCTCCATAAAATCTTAATTTCAATCAATTCCCGTTTTTCTGAGATCTACATAACCTTTTTCTAACCAGCTTTTCGGCACTCTCTCCTCATACCCTCTCAGCGGCTCTCCTACTTCTACCGCTTTATCAGCCTTGAGCTTTTCCGGAACGTGTAAGTATCCCCCGATTGTCAACACAAATTCACTTCCCTTATCAGCAACGTAATACTCATCCAGATTCAGATCCTCCTCAAACATCTCCTGTACATCTAAAACATCTAAAGCATCACCTTTCAGGAGCTCCGGCTCTTTATTTCCCGTCACCATCTCCCGGATATGTTTATGAGGTACGTCACAATTTACCGCATTGAGTAACAGCTCCAGCTTTGCTCCCTCTTTCATCATGCTATAGAAATCAGAAAATTTTACCTGTACCCTGTCCTCTGCGTTAAACATATCAACTAATCCCATGCCTACTATCCTCCTAACGTAAAATCATTGCTACGATCACTGCCAGAGCCACTACAAACAGCACTCTCAAAATACAGATTTCTCTTTTCATCCGTTTAACTCTACTCAGGCTATCCTCATAGGAAAGATGATTATGTTGCATAGCCGTACAGCCGTAGTTGTAATACCCATCTCCCAAGATCTCCGTAGTGAGCTTGTCATATAAAGGAATCAGATCTTCATACAACCTTTTATAAGCACAAAATCCATTTTGCTTACAGTCCATAGTTACTCCTCCGGCTCTCTATGTACGGATTTCTCCGGATCAAATCCATCCGGGTAACGCTTCATCAGCTTATCCACATTCTTCTGCATTACCTCCTCCAGAGATACTCCCAGAGCCTCGGCTGTGATTGCCACATACCAACAAACATCCCCCAGCTCTTTTACCAGCTTTTCCCGGTCAAGCGTATGTCCCTGAAAGAAATGCTTTTTCACCATGTCAATACACTCTCCGGCTTCGCCGTTCATCCCCATCACACCATTTAACAGGAGATTATCCTTTGTAGCCGTTGCTACCCCGCTTGCTGTTCTCATAGCGGCTTTCTGATACTCATTGATTGTCATTGCTCTCTTATCCTCCTTTTGATTTCTTTGTACTGAGGTACACCGATCAAACTCAGTCTTACCTCTCTCCTATCCTCAATATCCTCTGCAAACTCATAAGAGAATACATAATAGGCTTTTCCCGCCAGCTTAACCCGTGCATTGAGATCCAGCTCATAGCCATATTTCCGGACGTACTCTGTAGCCTTTCTCAACTTTCTCCGTCTGTATCTTTTACGGACTGAAACAATCAGCCCCAGAATCCCTCTGAGAACACTCAAAAAGATCTCAGCGATCCCCAAACAAATAAATTGCACTCCTTTAATAATCAGTTTCATCATCCTGTGCTCTCCTTTTCGTTTTATATCCAGTAATAACCTTAAACTCTGTCCTTTTTAGACAGACACTATCAAAATTGTGCAATTTAACAGGAGCCCTTTGTATTACCTACGAGGATTTTCTCCACTGAAAAGTAAAAATGCACAAAGGATCAGCTCCTAAGTGCATTCATCTCAGCCTTGATACTGTCAGCTACAGCGAAAATTGCCTTTCTATCCTCCTCAGTCAACTCAACATTCTGTTTATTTTCCTGTTGGATCCGCTCTGTTGGATCTCCTAACAGTAAGAGATCCAGCTTAACCAGTCTCTCAAAGTCCTGTATATTCTTAATTTTTATCTTACCCTGTTTATAATCCTTTACGAAAGTAGCCACTAAAGCCCTTATGATCTGCCTGTACTCGGCTTTTGCGTCTATCACGGCGTTTGCTGTAGAGCCTTTTTCAGCCGTTTCCTCAATTTCTTTCTGCAAAATACGGTCTTTCCACTTAAATTGACGGCTCCACTCCCCGATTGTACGGGTACTCTTATTACAGGCACTTGCTACAGCCTCTAAGGATCTCTTAGCCCCCATACTGTAATACAGATCAAACGCCTGTTTCTGAGCCTCTGTCTCCTTTTTACCCCGGAGAGATACTACATTCGGCTTTTCTTCGGCTTTTTGCTCTGTTTTCTGCCCTTTTTCCTCTGTCATTTTGTTCAAAACCTCCTTTCCCCCTCACTCCTCACTTTTTGGTTATCTTGAGGGCTTTTCTTTAATTTCCTTAAACCTTAAATAATCAAATTTAAGATTTTAAATTTTCCTTTTAAAATTTCAGTTTCCTTTCTTACCTCTGGAAACTTTTATCTATGTTACTCAGTTACTTTTCTCTTTCCTGTATAGTTATCTTTTATAGTGTTTTCTTTTTATGTATTGATTTTATTAGTATTTTCAGTATTTTTTCTTTCCCCGGAAATGCTCTTTTCCCCGCCCCCGGCTTCATCCTCTTTTCATAGAATTTCATATAACTATGAAATGAAAAATGAGCTGTAGAAATACAGCTCATCTCCTCCTGTTTTCTTGTGCTATCAGATATTCTCCTAAGGCATCTATTACAGCTTCTCTCCTGAGGTTTATCTGTCTACTCTCATCCAGCTTTCTCTCTCCCCGGCTTTGCTGTTCTTTATTCCAGTGATAGATCTCATGTAATTTCATCAACATCCTTTCCCGGACTTCTTTAGGCACATTGTACTTTTTCAGATCTTCTATCTCAGTTTCCAGTGTACCCCCATAAGTAGTAAAATCAGCACTCATCCCCCAGATCCCCCTATTCCAGCTTATCCTCCAGAGATACTCCTACTCCGCTCATTGTACACGCCCTCACCTTTAATATACCGCTTATATCCTCCTGAATAGCGGTAGCCTTTAAGTCCACATATAGCTCTATCCTAAGTTCTTCCCGCAATAACTGGTTATACTTCTCCAAACAATAATGAAAAGATTCTTCCATTGCACGAATTGTAGTCACTGTATAAGGAGCTCCATAATATCTCAGCTTTACCTCATTAAGTTCCCTGTATGCCTCAGAAAACATCTGTACCAATCGCCCTACATCCATCTACACTCTCACCATCCTTTACCAGAGCACACTCATACTCCCCAGAAAACCTTGATTTTCCATTGCTATACCAGCTATATCCCTCCGGAGCTGTAGTTGCTCCTTTCACTTTTATCCAACCTGTAGGAATACTGTCTAAATACCCCTTTTTAACAGCCATGTTACAAAGCCCTCCCCCGGCTCAGCCTCAACGTACTCATTGTAACGATTACTGAGCATTACCAGCTCATCCTGAGTAATTCTTACGCTGTTACTTCCGAAACGTAACATAGGGAGAGTAGTTTTCTCCTCTTTCGGGCTTTCCTCCTCATCATCTTCCGGATCCGGTACATCTTTGAAAAGTCCGGTCAGATCTACCTCTGTAAAACCTGTAAGAGAAATATCATAATCCTTTTCCATCAGATCCTCTAACTCCTCTTTTAACAAGTCCTCATCCCATAACGCCAACTCTGCTAACTTGTTATCTGCCAGCCTGTACGCTCTTTGCTGTTCTTCTGTCAGTCCGTCCAGAATGATATAGGGTACTTTCTCTAACCCGGCTATGATACTCGCCTCTCTCCGGGTATGTCCCGCAAGAATCACCATATCCTCATTTACCAAAATAGGGTTTGTAAATCCATACTCCTTAATGCTCATCACCACATCATTGATAGCAAGCCTGTTATCTCTGGGATTATTCTCATACGGGATCAGCTCCTCCGGGTTACAATACAGGATTTTTCTTTCTTTCATATCCATAGTAAAATCTCCTCCGTTTGCTTCATATTTATTTCATAACATTGCAATTTGCTTTCATAATATAGGTGTAAAAACTTCCTACAAAGTCAGCCGTTTACCGCCTATTTAAGCTCAAATAATCTAAATCAGCATCCCCTAACTGACTGATTGCAATTTCCTTTCTTGCCCTTGCAACTTCCTGATCTGGAGTGTAGTAAGGATGTTTCAATTTATGGGATTTTCCCCGGCTCATATCCGTATAATATGGATCATTCTCTCTTAACCACTTATCAGCCTCATCCTCATCTCTTTTTCTTATTCTTCTCATCCTTAACCTTGCCCTCCAGATACTTACACACCCTGTTTAATGCCCTCTGTATGTGTATATTTACAGTCTGCTTTTTGCACCCCAGAACATAAGCTATCTCATCCTGTCTGTACCCCAGCCCCAGCACATACACCAATGAGATAAACTGAGCCTCTGTCAATACTCCCCTCTCTATGTGACTTGTATCAAACCCGGCTTTTTTGTTCTCTCCAAAATCTGTAATACTTACCCCTATAGCTCTCTGGAGATCTACTAAGATAGCTGAGGCTACTGTATCTCCTCCCTCTGCCAGCTTCTCCATCATCCCCCAATTTGATATGATAGACTTTACCTCCTCCGGATCTGCATAATCTGTCTGTAACAATCTATCATTGAGAGTTTTTACTCTTACCGCTCCCACCGATCCATCACCGCCTTTCTGTATGCTCCATACATCTGTAAGGAACCTCCAAGATCATCCCATGAGGATAGGTTTTTGATAAAATCA